GCCAGTCATTTGGTCGGCACCAGGAGCAGGAGGCATACCATTTGGGTCACCAGCCATAGTATTTGGGTCACCAGCCATAGTATTTGGGTCACCGCCAGCCATTGGGTATGGAGCAGGGGCACCAGGAGCAGGAGCGACACCACCGTTAGGGTCTGGGGCAGGAGGCATAGCATTAGGGTCATTACCTTGTTCACCATCCTCAAATACGCCGTGATTATAGAATGAGTACTCATAGAGTTGTTCCATTCTCTTTCTTGTTTCGTTCAAAAGTTGTTCTTCTTTAGTCATTTTAGTCAGTAAGCATAATTTTATTATCTTCGGTTAAAAGGATGGTACTGTTGCTAGTACGCTCATAAAGACCTTTATCTTTTTTCATGACTTTTACTTTTCTCTCTGGGAGATTTTCATTATCAAGAATATTCTGTACATTTGTTAAAACATCTTTTTCCATGGTATTATATGTTTTGTTCATTATTTTCTGGGTTGTTTGGGAAACTTACAACAACTGGTTCAACTGGAACTGGTTTTTGGGGTTTACGCTGTTGTTTTTTAACCACTGGTTTTTCGGTTTCAACCTCTTTATTTGGTGTAACAACAGGTTTATCGGCTGTTTTTTTAACCTTTTTTACAACAGGTTTCAACGCCGTTCTCTCATGTGTTTTCTTTTCCCTTACTTCTCTTTTAACTACGTTTTTCTTCTTTAAATTCATAACAATTTAATATATATCTTTAATATAAATAGTCTATTATGTAAATTTTTAATTTAAATATGTGTATAACGGCAAAATATAGTGTGTATTTGAACCAATTACCTTTCTAATATCATTGTCAATAAACTTGGTGTTGTGTATATATTCCACATTTTTCAACAATTTCATTATTTTTTGTTTTTTAATCCCCAAATATTCACATAATTCCAACGAAATCCCAAAAACTGTGTTATATGTTTCGCTGTAAATGAACATAAAATGGCTGTTCTTGGTTAAAAATGCATATTTTTTTGTATCATCTTTTAAAAATTTTATAACTTTTTTAATACTGGATAACTTATAGTTAATTAAATCAATATAAACGTATTTTGTTTTCTTCATTCCGTTCAATATTGCATAATTGTAAAATTTTATAATGTCATCCTCATATTCACACCTTCTCTCCATCTTGGCAAACGTCCACCATACATCATTGTACTCTTTTTTAAGTATACTGAAATTTTCAATGTTCTGTTTTGCTTCTTCAATACCAATAATAAGAGTGGGGATACCTTCAATTATGTCACTATAGCTGTTGACAACGTTGAAGATATTCCCGAATGTATTTTTTTTACTTTTTGTTACTATATTTGCCAATTTCTTCACACATATAATATACAAATTTTTTGAAATATAGTTCTAAAATTATTAATTGGTTGGTTTAGAAAGTACTTCTTCTGGGGTTATATTATAATATGAACCGTTATACATATATTTCAATTCTTTTCTATTGTTATTCTTTCTATATGAAATATGTATCCATTTTGGTAAAAGTGTATTTACTGAATCAACATCTTCAATTATAAGTTGGTCAAATACCAAATTTTTAGTCATGAGTATTTCTTGTACTAATTTTAATCTATCTTTTCCACCACGACCTTCTAGTTTTATATCAGCAGCTTGTCCTTTCATGTGTTGGCTATCCTCAACACCCCCAGCCTTTTTATTAACCTCTTTATTCCTATAACCACTTGAAACGTAAAGTTTACCTAATCCTTTATCTTGTGCCAACTCATAAACAGGGTCTAGTACATGTTGAATAAGTTCAACCAAACATTCTTGGGCTGCTTTATTTGGTACATTTGCCTCTTTTACTTCATTTGCATAGTCAGTTCGTGTTAAACTTGCTTTACCTTCACTTGTATATCTACCGCTGTAATTATTATAGGCTGGTGCTACAATATCGAAGTGTTTTAATTGACTTGTATCAACAACAATTGTGTTAACTGTTCTAGTATTTTTATTTTTTGATGCAAGACCAACATATTCATTTGCTACATTGGTTTGTTGTATTTCATAACCAGTGCAATGTGAGAAATGACTTATAATATCGCTTTCCAATCCAAATCTACTGTCTTCAATCCTGGCAATATGTACAAAATTATCAGTATTCTGTATTTTATCACCAGTAACACTCAAACCCTCAGCAACATATTTATGATTTCCATGTAAACCAAGGTATATTGCAACATGTGCATATCCACCATATAATTTATCATCGTGATAACCAAACAACAAGTCACCAACCTTTGGTATTGATGAACCCCTTAAGAATGAACTCCAATCGTTTTTCCTTCTTGGCGATACTTTGAACTTATTAACTTTCCAATCATTACTGTGGGATAATTCCTCAAAAATTGGATTAATTGAGTTGTTTTTAATTAATTGTTTTTTATCTTTCAAATCATTATATACCTTATGAACAAACTCATCACAAAGCATTTCTTTACCTATGTATTTGTTTATTGCTCTTGATAAATCGTTATCAGCAAGGTCAATTTTGTCACCTTCCATTGATGTCATAACTTCCTCATTATCTTCTGAGGCATCCATATCAGCATCTGGTGTTTCATATTTTTCATCATCTGGTGTACTAAACCATGCTGTTGTATAAGGAGGTTGTACCTTTGACATTTTCATACCAGTGAATGTTGTTGTCATATGGCCAGGTGTTATATTATGTTCAACTTTAATAATCATATATGAACCCCTAAACATTGGTACATTCATTAATTGGAAATACATTAACGGTTGTATCTGGGCATTACCCATCATTTCAACCGTGACAATATATGAATAAGCTTGATATAATGAATATATATCCTGTCCATAGAACGTAATATTTTTCTTATCACTGTTACCCTTTTCAGCAATCTGTGCCTCAGCCATAATTGCCTGTTGTGTAACGGTATAATTCTCCATACCCACACCAATATTTCTCCAGAATGAGTTATTCTGTCTTGAATAAGCAACACCGAAAGCTGGAACCTTATATCCAATTCTGTTTGTGTTTAAATATTTTTCTTCGCCAACTCCTGGACCTGCAGTAGCACTTTTGAACGGTTTTGGGGCAACCTCTGTGCCATCATTATATGACCATATATCAAAACTATCTGGGGTAAACTTATTTCTATCAACTGTATCCAATTTATTGGCTGGATGTGTATAAATAATGGTGAATTTGTTGTGATACTCTGGTGGGAGTATTTTATTAGCAGCCATTGGGGTAAACATTTCATTCATGGTTTTCACCATATCCTCTTCTTTACCCTTTTCGTCAACCTCAGCAAAATTTACATTGTCTGGAAAATTGAACATCATACAATTATGTGCACTAACAACACTTCCCAAATGGTTGACAACATTTTTACCTAAGTATGAATTACTGGTCTCGGTGTTGACATAAATATCCTTTAATTTTGAACAATTCAATTTTAAAGTATCATATATATTTGAATAGAAACTGTCTATAAAGACGAAATTCTTGGTAAAGAAATTCTTCACTTCAAACATATTTCTTCCACCAAAAATATTATCTTCCTTTTGATTATAATATCCACACAACCACCTATCCCAAATATTTTTCAGTGACATATATAATTCACACTTAAAATCACGCTCACTATTCTTAATTTCAGTGTCACTATTTAATGTTGCTAATTTTTTATCTTCAGTGACTTTGGTTTGTAATGCTTTGGTAAATCCATTAAAATATGCTGTCAATACTGTTTTTTCAATACCATTTGGATTACTTGGGGTAGGTATTGTTGTAGCAACAAAATCTTCATACATCAACGTTCTATAAAATGACTGAATTGGGTTTATTTCCGAAAAATATGTATATAGATATGAAGATGATGTAAATCCTAATACATAATAGTAATTAAAATTATCAACTTTACATCCATTTGAGAATTCAGTTTCACCTTTCAATATTTTTAATGAATTTGCAATATTATTTATATTTCCATTTTCATTTAATTTATTGGTAAGTGCTTTTATATCACCAAATTCCATTAACTTTATTACGTCTTTATTATCCTCATTAACAACCTTTCTTAATTCACAACAATCCGTTACTTTTATAAAATCATTTTCAACAAACTCTAAGAATAATTCAACCAATTTATTTTCAACCAACGGTTTATCTCCAGTTGTTACTATTTTATCATATGTAAGTTTATTATGATTATAATAATTTGTTCCATTTGATATTAAAACACACCCAAATATACCCTTTCCTGATATATCAACAAACAATGGATTACAACCTTGTGGTTTTTGATAACCAATGTTGTCACCTTGTCTATTACTGTGTGCATATTTAATAGGGTCAACATTATTATGTTCCTCCATATATCTCTTACGCCATATCAAACCACCTAACAACAGTAAATATCCATATGGTACTGTCTCAATACCACCATTTGTACCATATTTTCCTTTACTATTAAAAAAACTATCAACATCTATGTTTTCATATGAAAATGGTAATGTATGAAGAAATAATATTGCTTTACATATATTTCTTAATTTTTCATCTGTAATCCAATTTTGTAAATAATAAAAAGGATGTGCAAATAAATTAAAAAACATAACACTTCCGCCAGATACAACCTCGCCAATTCTACTAAAATGTATGTAAACATTACTTTCTTGGTCTTGATTTGATACATCATCTGGGTTATTCTTTGTTACATCCATTAAATCATTAATCCTAGCCATTGGTTGACTGGCATGTACAGGAAAACGTCCACTTTGGTTGTTATTATAATCTAAATTATAAGTCATTTAAAATTTAACCCCATCTTTAAATTTCTTTATTATTTCTTTATCATCAACACTATTTTTTTCTAAAGTTGTAATATCTATCCCACAATCTTTATATGTTTTATAAACAGTTTTTGGCGTATCGATTGAATATTTGTCTATTCTACCATCCTCCATCAAAACATGTTTGTTAATTGTTTCCATTAAATCACTTGATGATTTTCCATTAATTTTAATTTTTCCATCCTTAAATTCTTTATATCCAGCTTTAATTGTCTCAACTTTCGATTTATCAATTATAACATCAAAATGATGTGTATTTTCGTATTTGTCATAATAATGTTCTGAAACACTTTCCTGGGTGTTACCAACTAAATATTTACCTGATTTTAAATCTTTTGGATTAAAATCTTTACCATTGTTGTATAAGTAATCGTTAGCAAACCCGTTGGTTTGATTCAATGTCTCGTGGTTTTCAAGTGGGATTATTTCACTCTTATTATCATTATTTGTCATGAATTGGTATTTAACATAGGCTCCATTATCAATAAAGACAGGCTGACGCTCATTATAAACCTTGGCAAATTCATAACGTTTTGGTTCCTTGGTTTTAAAATCATTGGTATATACTGTACCATCATAAAATTCTTTTTGTAATCTGTCACTATCTGACAAACTATTAAGGAATGTTTCATTACCACATTGTTTTGTATATATGTAAGCATCGTACATACCAAGGTCTTCCGCTTCCTTCACATCCACTTTCTTTCCACCTTGCATGAAATTCAAAGCAACCTCAGCCCTTAACGCTGCATATAACATTGCACCGTCTTTTGATGAATATGCATATGCTGGTACGCCGAAGAAATAATCAACAGGCATTAAACTGTCATACCCAGGCTCATTATATACACCTGGTTCAGAATCCTTCATTTCAGCACGGCTTGCTGCAATTCTCTGTGCTGCTTTATATAATTCATCAACAAGGTCCTCTTCTTTCCAATTATCACCAAAATCACCAATCCAAGCATTGGCTTTAATGTTACCGCCACCATTCAATATTTCATTGTTCTCTTCATTGGTTGTATATTTTTTATATACAGCAGGAAATGGTGGTACACCCTTGAATACTCCAGGTGGTACATCTGTTTGTTCAGCTAAATCACGAATACCCAACGCGGCTGGGGTTCTCTCGCCTTTTAATAATTGTTCCTCAATTCCATCCGCACATTTGTTGAACAAATACACCAGGGTTTCTAAATGACACATTACATTCTTGAAATATCGTCCAACATAAGGACTGAAACCAACAACTTCCCTGATTGACTTGTCATCTGCAGCATTTACTCTGTTTTTATAATTTTCATATTTGGTCTCAAGCTCGGTTAATTTATTATCTATTTCCTTAACTGTATTACCAATAATTATAGCTAAACCAAATCCAGCAAATGATATGTTTCCACCATAATCAAGACCATATATACCCCAATTCCTGGTTAACAAATCTTGGTTTATTTTTTGTTTTACACCATCGGATAATTTATATGTTTTACCGCCACCGTTTAAATTTAATATGGTTACTGTATCTTTTATTTGATTAATACCTTCACTAACATGACTTATAAAACCTTTATCAAACCTAAATACAGAAGGTTCCCATTTTTTAAATTCACCATCATATAAAAGATTTAATTTTTCGTCTTTATATTGAGCATTATAATTGGCAATCAAATGACCTAAATTATTATAACTGTCACAAAAATCAATTAAATTATTACTCCAATCATAGTCTTCTGATTTACTGTAAATAATCATTACATTTTCTTCATCATCACTATAATCTGTGACATAATAACTATGGAAAGTTTTGGTTGTTTTCTGTTTGAAATCAGCAATTGCTGTCCTGATATCATTAAGTTCACTTGCCTGTATCTTAATTCCTTTCATTATATCCGCTGTTGACTCATCAACCACGTTTTCAACATCATCGTCATCATCCATACCCTGTGTTGCAGCGTCAACCTTTTGGAAAAAGTCAAATAATAAATAAGGTGCTTCCCTCTTCTCTTTATCCAAAGCCCAACCATTATTGGCCATGTTAGCCACCTGTTCATCCCAATAAGCTTTACCTGTATCCGTCATTGGGGCAGCAACAAGTAAATCAAACGGAATATCACCCAACACACCATATTCATAACCAATAAATTGAACAACTATTTCAAAATTACCTGTCTGTGCATTAAAATTACCATTAAAACTGGTACAGGTCAATTGGAATGTAACTGGTTTTCCATAAAACCCTTTAACCTGAAGTCTAAATCTTGGATAAGGAAATGTAACAAAACAACCGTAAAAATTGTCAATTATATTATTATCCCTGTTCATTTCAAGATTTGACATATGACCGTATTCATCATGTGTTGCTTCTTCACGACCAAAAAATCCACCACCACGAATATCCACAAATTTAATTGTTACCTGTGGTGTTTGATAATTAACAAATGCAATCTGTACATTCTCAATCTGTAAACCTTCTACTATATTACGTTTTTTAACTTCTTGAAAATCAATATTTGTATAATCAGTACTTAAAAAATTATAAGCCACTGCGTCTTTACCTTGCATAAATGATACTGGATTACTTCCTTTATCTGCCCTTGTCATATCAAATGCAATTGCATATGTAGTGTTTCCATAATCATCGTTAGACTGGTTTTTCAAACGTGTGCTACGTTCAACAATCAAATTACACCAAATACAAAATTCAGTATAATCTGGAGTTAAAGGAACACCGTTTATGTTACCCCTCACATCGTTTGGGTCAACATAACAAATCCTGTTATTATTTACTACATTGTCCAATATTTCCATATTTAATCTTTGTGGTCATTTAACCACGCATTAGCTGAACTCTCATATCTTGAAATTGCACTGTCCAATGGATATGGAATCCTTATTTCAACACCATCTGGAATTGAAAATTCAAATCCACCATATTCTGGGTTGGCTTGTAATATTAACCATCCGTAGTTAGGGTCACCGTAATGTTTATATGACAACATATCCATTCTCATTTTACTTTTATTAAATGTTACATAAACATCACTGGCTGATACAGGGACTTTTACAAAAGGCACCCTTTCAGATACCTGACCCTCAACACTAAATTTAGTATATCTATTATAATAGTCTGCCATAAGATATAATTTATATAATATAAAATAAATATTTTTATTATAAAAAACAAGGGAGCTTAATATTAAACTCCCCTATTTTATTACTGGGTTCACAATATTAGGGGCTTGGTCCTCGTATAATTGCGTAATATAAGCATATGATTTATCCAAATCCATTTCATTATTACCAGCACCTCCCATTGTCGCCCAGTTTGTTGGTTGATATTGTACCCTGTCAGCCCTGTTGTCATAGAATGACGCATTTGCATAATAATTGAATGACATAGCATTCTGCAGTCTCTGAACAGGTCCTGTAATATCACCACCACCAATAAATTTGAATGATATATTGACTTTACATAACATTGGTTGCACACCATTACCCTCGGTATTTAAATCCCACTGTATTCCATCAGATACACTATAATCAAAATTGATATTTTCAATTATAATCATTTGATAATAAAAATCACCAAGTCTTAATACACAATAAGGTGGCCTACCAAAAGCCAGGTTATTGGCTGTTTTACCACCAGAATCTGACATTGTTTTGGTATTTCCTTGTCTTGTACATTGTTGCAAGAAAGTTAATCGGGCATTGAATCCTTCTGGAGTCATTGAATGGAACGCTGGATTGAAATATTTAATTTTTTCCTGTAATTTTTCATACATTAACGGATGTTCATCAATCCATTGTTTATAGAAATGATATTCTTGGTCATATCGTAATTTATTCCAATCACCTTTACCAGTTGATGGGTCAAATCTTGATATTGCATCACTTCTATTGAGGTTACATTCCTGTATTAATAAACCATCACCCCTATCAATCCATAAACTATCCTCACACCCTTCTGTTAAACTCTCATCCCTACGGGTTGTTTTCTCTTTCATTTCTTCCTCGGTTAAAACTTCTTCTGTACAAACTTTTCTTTGTCCTTCACTATCCTCTATAAAATTAATACTATCTAACAAACGATATGCAATAATATGTTGTCTTAAAATTTGTATATCAATTTTAGGGTCACTTTTATCAACTAAAAGTTTAAGATAATTCTGTTCATCTTTTGTGAATCTAAATTTTGCATTCTCATCTGATGAATCTTGACTGTTTAATTCACACTCATTAACATAATTAACTAAATTAGTCCCAACATTGACTGTTTCTGGGGTTACAAAATTGTTTGTTGTACCGTATTTCCAAATACAAGAATATTTATCATTTGTTTCAATAGCGGCATACGGTGCACCTTTTGTAATAGTGGAAAACATTTTATCTTCTGTCCAACACAATACACCAGCTGCCTTAACTACAAGGTTTGCCAATTCCCAATCAAATTCATACATGTACAAATCTTCATCTTTGGTAGGTTCCCAATCAACATTAGAAAATGATATTTTGGCAAATTCTTTTTCTGAAAAATCTATTAATGATTTGTAATAAGTAAAGCCAAATGCGGATGAATTAGGAATACTACAATAATCACCAATATTATAACAATAGTTACCATCAAACTCACCATATTCACCATATTCACTTTCACTATTACATATTAATCTTGGCATGGCTGGCTTTAAATCAGCTCTCCATTCATACCGACCTATACTGCCAAGAGCTTTATAATACCCATCTTGATATTCAACAATCTCACCCTCCATAAAAACATCTTCCAAATCTGAGAAATAAACATATTCAACATAATCCCAATCATTCTCATTAAATTCACCAGTATATGGAGTTCCATCATGCCTACAGCAATACAAACCCTCATCATAAGTAACATAATCACCTTCATTCCATACATCACCTGGTCTTCCATCTTCATAACAATCAACCAACAATTGTTCCCAATGTTCAATATCATATGCTGGTGGCTGTATATAATTACGTTTTGTACAAAGTACAAAAACTTGGATATTGTTATCTAAAAGAAAGGTTGAAATATCTTTTTCTTCATAACCTGTTGCTGGTTTATACTGCACAAATCTATATGGGGCTCTTATAGCTTCATTGATGTTGGCTGTTGTTACTTCCTCCCAGTCATTTTCATCAAATGTATAATCTTGATGTTGTTTTGAAAAGTCTTCCTTACAGGTATAAAAGTCATCATCATATAACACAATATCACCCTTTGCATATGTAGCCATTATATCGGTAATATCATTAAAATATGTTTCATCCCAAATACCGTCATAATAGTTTTCTTTTGTTTTATAGAATCTTCTCTGGTGGAATATATAAGAATCTTTATAGCAAACCATACCATTTATAAATTCCTGTATATTCGGGTCATCTTCTTTTGAATAATCAAATGTGGTTATATAAACACCAAATTCATTGTATAACCCGCGATATTTTGAATTGGTTCTTACAGTGCTAGTCCTAAACGGTTTAAACCCTTCTGTATTAAAAATATCTAATATTTGTCGTTCTGTGACTGTGATATCATTTTTACCAGCTTCCTCATAATTGTCAGCACTCTTTCCCACCTGTTCAAAATATTTAACAGAGTTATCCCTTTGATAATAATTCCATATACTACCATCAGGTTGTGGTTTAGCATCCACCCATTTAAAACCAACTAAATTTCTATTATCACCTTCTTCCCCTGGTACACCAGAACTAAATTTCAAAATACAATGTGCACATCTATATAATTTAGCGCTGTCACCGTTTACATTTTTACTATCATTAGCATCAACCTGCTTAATTTGATTGTCTTCTGAGGCTGCTGTATTTTCAACATTCTGCCATTCACTATATGTGTGTAACCAATTTAAAATAGTATCAGCTCTATTAAGTGATAGAGCATTGTTTCTACTGGTATATGTATCACCACTCGTTTTACCAACAGCACTGACTGTTTGGTTATTTTCAATTACATAATGACCACGCGCATAAACAGGACTAGGGTCTTTTTGTAAATCGTTTTTCTTACCATGTGAACTAGCAATACCAGTACATTTAACAGTTTCCAATTTTCTGTCCTTACTGGTAAATATTTGTACTAATTTATTAACCCTGTCTTGATTTACACCACAATCTATAAGATAATCATATAAAAATGGCATATCCAACATATCCTTGCTGTAAAAAGCAGCAGCCACTTCAGCAAATGAATATAAACTAGCTTTATTTTCGGCCATTTCCTGAACTTTGGGATTGTTACTTACATCAAGATTTGTTCTGTTACTCCTTGTATCTTTTAAATTAACCTTCTCAATTGTTTGATTAATTGTATTTGTTCCATTATGGTCACCTACTGTATATGGTTGTAAATGGTCGATTCTATAACACCATTTTTTCCAATCCTCTGGAACATATTCTTTTGTATTTAATTTACCACCCTGAATATATTCATTTTCTTCAATTACATTCTGTGTTGTAATACCATTTCTTTTACCCATTTCATAACCAATGTATTTATCACCAACATATGAAAATACACTTGTAATTGGCAGTGAGGCATCAACACCGTCTTTTTTCTGTGCATTAATACCACCCAACAAATATGCAATAGCATTAACATCAGCACCTGGTTTTGACGGTGCATCCATTATACCAGAATAGTTATTTGGATAAAACACAAAAAATTCAACAATCTCTGGGTTTTTATCATCCAAAGGTATTTTTTCTGGTGCAATATATCTTTCACCTAGTTTTTCTACTTTAATTACTGGTGGATTTTCTTGTAAATATTCATCAGTCAATGGAGTTGGTTTAATAATTAAACCACCAGTCTTACCAGCTTTTTTACCTTCTGGGTCGACGCCTTCATTATCATCATTTGCACAACCTGCAAAATATCTCAAATAATCATTCTCACTGTTTCCATCACCATTGTCAATACCATTTATCATATTATTATCATCCCACCAACTTGCATAATCAATTGAAGATGGATGGTCTGTTAACATTAAGAAACTAAGGTTTCCTGTTCTTTCTGAATTAACATATGTATAAACAGGTTCACCTCTACCAATAAAATCGTTGGAATTCCATCTAGCACTTGTTGTTTCTTGTATTTCAATACCATAAGGTGGAAACCACATAATTCTACCACCAAACGGTCCTCTTTGTTCCCATGACAGGGCTTTTTCAAATGAATATGGGTCATAATCCTTCCAAGCCAGATTTTCAATTGAAAACATACATTCTTTTGTATGTCTATTGTTCTGGCCACCGTTTCTATATTGCGGGGTTATCTTAACCAATCCAGTTTTTGTATCCAACACTGAATTAGCCTTTCTTCTGTCTTGATTGTGTTGTCCTCTCCATGCGTAATCATAATTCTTCTCACCGTCGCCATATTTTGAATTATCCTTTCCATGGCCCTTATCAGTATCTTCCCATTCAAAACCACCCCAAGTATTAAGGTCCTCGGTGTTGGCTCTCATGGTTTTACTTAATTTATCATATTTGTAATGGTGTGTCCATACTCTACAATAAGGATTGTTATATCCATTAATTGAATATCCACTACCACCATTCTCAGCGTCCTTTGTTAAAAGATTTCTACCATGTGATTCACCAAATTCACTTCCAACTTGACCATTATATTCAACACCCTCTGTGTGGAATTGTGATATAATTGTTTTTAATTTCTTTTGACGAATTAATTTTTTTGTTTTATATAAAATAGAATTTTTATCAACAATATTACCAGTGAACTCAACTTGTGAATCCCCTTGGTCTGTATCTAAATATAAATTTTTAACTTTTCCGTTTTTATCCGATACCCTTGTTGTCAATGTACCGTTTTTTGAGGCTTCCCTGGTATTTGTAACAAACTCCATGTAGTTATTACCCCTGGTATAACTTGGATACTGGGCTGGAGTAGCTGTTAATTCTGGATTTCCGTCTGTATATGCGTTTTCACCAACAACATTCAAAGTAATTGATTTTTCATATGCGTTTCTCATCATATGAATATTCATGAAATCATAGTTCATTGTGTTGAAATTACCAATGTTGGTTGATAACATTTCCACAATTAATCCCCTTGCCATTGTTGATAGAGAATTAATTGCAAGACTTTTTAAAATCTCAGCTGCATTTATTGAACCATTTCCTATCTCGTCAAAAGTTGCCATTATTAAAATCTAATATTAATCTATATTATATATGTATTAATCAATTTAATTTTTTAAGTATAATTAATTTTATATACAGGTTTTCCATTTGCATTTATTCCACTACCCTTTCCAATTAGAGCTAATGTTTCCATAAACGCTGATGGGTTATTTCTAAATGCTTGATTAATTAAGTCAACATTATAAGGTTCACCATTAAGTTTGAAATCAACACCACCGCTGAAGTTGACATTAACATTGTTCGAATTAGAATCTTTACCACCACCAAGTAACATCATTAAGCCTGGTAAAATCTGTTTTATTAATATGTCAATTGGACCACCAGTCTCGGCTGCTAGATATTGGTCATTTTCAGATGTCCTAACAGCACCGTCATGAATTGATGTAACATTTTTTGGATTTAATATAACACCACTACCATTTGTGTTTATAATACCATCTTCTGTTTTTGTTCCATTTTTTATTAATTTTTGCCATAAATTAGTTAATCCCATACTCATTAATGTTGAAGTGACACCACCACCAGCAATAATACCAGAAGCAAATTGTAAACCAGCACCAAGTTTATCATACCATTTAGCGTCTTTTGCTCCCTCAACTTGTCTTTTTGATTGTTCTTTTATTTTTTCCATTGGTCCTTCTGTATCAGGGAATCTTTCACCAACCCATATTGCTAATTCATCTAAACTTTCTTTTGCTGCATTAACTGCCCCAGTAAAATCTTTAAGTTTATCCTCAGCTAATATAAAATCATATGAAGCTTTAGCCATAGCTGTATAAACATTTTGTAATAATTCAGGATTATCTGATGCTATTTTCATCATTTTTATTTGCATTGTTAACATTTGTTTTGAATATTCATTCGAATAATCCCATAAAGTATTAATATTTCCCCAATTTTCTTGAAAATATTTATCTATCTGGTATCTTTGTTCATCAGCCGTTTTTAAAACAGTTCCTTTCTTTTCGTTACCCATTCGCATATATCTATCAACGAACGCATGGTCCAATCTCTCTAAATGAGTAAGTGATTTTTCAGCAACTGTTAATATTGCTTCCTCTGTTTCTGCTGGTAACAAATCATTTATATCTGGGCCACCTTCTTTACCATATTCTCTAATATCATGTGTTTCACCATGAATATCAGTAACTTCCCATATACCTTTTTTCTTATTATATGTTGCTCTGTTACCAATTGCAAGTTTATCTTCTTTATCAAGACCACTACCTCTTAATACACGATTAATAACACCTTGTTTGTTATTTTGACGAATCATATTTTTAGCCTCACCAACATCCATACCAAGAGCCTGTGCGCGTGCTGCAATCATTCTATTTTCATACCAATTGAAATCAGTCTCACCTGTCTTTCTATTAAATGTACCTGTAATGTCATTAAACATTGCTGCCATTCTCTGTGCCATGTTTCCAACATCAGCACCAGCATCATATAACATACCCAATGGGTCTGAATATATTGCAGCAGAACCACCCAAAACCTGTAATTTAGCAGCTTTTTCAAGTGCGCCTGATAATGAATCATTCATTATACTATCAGCAAATGAAGCAGCACTATTAAGGTTGAAACGTGTCTGTTGTGCCCATTTGGTAAGTTTCATCATATTATCAACACCACCCTTGAAATTATATTTCTCAGCCATTTTCAAATTCTGAACAAGGTCTTTACCAAATTTCTTTGAAGATAATCCCATTCTGGTTATCTGATGATACATAACACCCATTGAATCTGAAGCAGATGATATTGATGTATTAAATACATTCATTGCTCCATATAAACCAGCAGATTCTTGTCCAGACATGCCAAATAATCTGCCAGTAGCCATCATGTTACCAATATCATTGGCGTTCATACCAACAGCACGATTGGATGCTGATATATAACTGTCCATATATTCTGGTATTTTTTCAGCCTCTTTACCAAACATTTTTGCTAAATTACTACCATTTGCCAATGTCTGTTGTGACATACTAATCATAGTATTAGCAAAAGTATCACCAAATTTATCACCAGTATATCCAATTGTTGCACCGAACTTTAATCCAGCATCATTAATTTTTAATACAAAATCAGTAGTTTGTTTATGTAATTCATCCCAAGGTTTAGCAAAACTTTCCATTTGTTCTAGATAAGCTTGCATAGCATTTGAAATTGCTTCTTGTTTTTGAATTTCTAACTGCATTTCTTTAATTGTAAGGCCACCAAACTTACTAATAGCATGTCCAATTAAACCACCAGCAGCACCAATAATTGCACCAACAGCGGTACCAACTGGCCCACCAATAGCAGTACCAATAGTTGCACCAATTGCTACACCACTAGCAATTAAACTAGTACTAAATTGTAAATTTGCCTCTTTTACATTCTTTGCATATGTTTTTTCAGCAATTTTTAAATCCATTGCTGTTTTTGCTGACGTTTTGGTTAAATCATAACCAAATTGAGTGGCTTCATATGCCATATCAACAGCATTTTTACTAAAACCAGAAACAATTGCTTTGGTACCTTGAGAAGTTATTTTAGATTCTCTCTCAATACCAATTTGAATTATTTTACTTTCTCTTTCTAAATAAGCCCTTCTTAAAGCAATGTCTCTTTCACCAAAAGCAACAACAAAGTCTATAATACCCTTACCTATAGTAGCAATTGAATTTGCTATTGTGGCTATACGTTGTGCTTGGTATTTTTTTTCATCATTTTTTGATATACCACCATTTAAAAGTCTCTCTTGTTCTTCTTTTAATTCTTCAATTTTTTTTGCACCTAACTTTGTATTACCGTTGATTGATTCAATTTGCCTTTGAATTTCATGCCATTTATCATCTTTAGATTGGTTTGTTAAATTTTTAAGAAAAAGTTGTCTGGCATCTTTATCATAATCCGCAGCATTTGGGTCACCGATATTTTTACCATTATAGTATTGAGGAATCTTTCCCATTCCCTCTAATATACCATTAGTTAAAGCCTCTCTCAATTGTTTTAATTCATCTGGGGTTAGTGCCATTGCTTATTAGTTATTTATCTTTAATTAATTATAAATATAAAAAAGACAAGTTTTAGCTTGTCTTTTTCTTTAATCTTTCATTTTCTTCTTCTACAATTTTATTATGAACTTTTATTAAATCTCTTCTATACATCACTGGCATGTCATAAATTTCATTAAAAGGTATCTTTAAATTTTTATGAAAACTATATAGTTCCGTTTGAAGATTTTTCTCATATCCGTCATACATTAATGAAAATAGTCTCTCCGATTGATAGAAAGGTGTCAAATGAGCCACCTCCCATTGACTCAGGAATTGGAATCGTTACATTAAGGTCAACACCAGGAACATTCTCATTTACATATTTCCTGTATTCAATAGCATCCTTAGCTTTCATATTTTCAACATATCCCTTGATAAATTCCTTATCAGTGTTTCCATTAACACTCATTGTTTGAACAACCATTCTATCAGTAATATATGTTGAATAAGCCTTTGATTTAATTTCCTCTGGTGACATATCAATATTCAAACACCAATTTTTAACCAAATTAAGTGCTTCAATTATTTCATCTTTTTCCTTATCTTCAATACCATCAACATAGTCAATTGACTTATCCATGTAGTCAACAACAGAACTTCTCAAAATAACATCATTCATCAACATATTATTTTTCACAAGTTCAGCCTCTTCACCAGATGTTAACACTTTAAATTTAATTATATCACCATTGCTAGGTACTTTATAATCAAACCAACCATTTTCATCACCTTTTAGTTTAAAATCAAGGAAATGAATATCAGACAAATCAATTGTACTCTCAATTTCTTCACCATTATATGTTGCAACAATTGGATAATCTGAACCATAGGCTGTTGCACGAAGCCAAATTGCAATAGCATCCCTGTCACCTTTACATAAGTCAGCAACTCTGATACTCTTATCAAGAATTTTACGTTCAAGAATAATATCAATCATACTACCACTTTCATACATATTACGTGAAGTAATAAGGTTTTCATCAGCAGCAGTCAAATATGCAACTGGAATATTTCCTTTTTTATGTGGATAACATTCACCTTTTGATGGTAATGGAATAATATCATATTGAACATAACTTGGAATATCCCTTGGGTCGAAATCCTTACAAGTTTTCTGAATAACACCTGGTTTTTCTTGTTTAACTGGTTCCTTGACAGCCTCTTTCACATTATCTTCAACATTTGTTTCTTCCTTCTCATTAATTGGTTTACCAAACTCTTCCAATGGAATATCATCAAATTTTTCATCAATTGGCTTCAATGTGATGTCACCAGCATTAGGTGCAATAATTTCCTCAGGTGGAACCTCATCCATGATAGGTTTAGTGTTTTCACCACCTTTATTATTAATTTTCTTTAATTTGTCAGTCAATTCAGCTAATTTTGATTTTGGTTTTGGTGTTGTCTTGGCAACACTCTTTCCACTTGCCTTAGTTAAATCTTTAATATGTAATTCTTCATCACTCTTACCTTGACGTTTAAGTCTGTCATAATAAGCCTTTTCCTCTGCTGGGTTTACTTCATTATAAGGGGTTGTTTCAACCTCATACTGACTAGCACCAAGATATGACTGTGCACGTTCAAGATTCTGTTCCTTAGCAACATCAATGTCATTAATCAACTGTTCTGCACTGTCACTACCCTCACCATATCTTTCAATGATGTTTTTCTTAGCTTCCTCAAGCATTTCATTAGATGCTCTCAATTGAGCAATCTGTTTGTTTCTCAATCTTCTTTTAGCGTTAATCGCTCTCTGTTGTTCTTCTTTGGTAGGCATAATTAATCAAGATTTTTTAAAAATATTATTTCATCGACTAAAAAAGCAAAAGTATGATTGTTTACAACATCAATCATCTTAGTATCCTTTAGCAAAGCGCTTCTTTTATTTCCTGGAAATTCCAATTTAAGGTCCCTTTTAGTGAAACCAGCAAGTTTTTCTTCATCCGTCATTTCAACACAATTGTTTATTTTAGTTGTTTCACGAATCCAAGTCTTTATTTCTGTCTCAAGTTCCTCGTTTTTCTCATATATCGGTAATTGAAGGTCAATAATAAACATATCGCCATTTTTATAATATGAAATAAGGTCATCAATGAAAATTTCCTTATTTTCCATATCCCTTACAATTGCCTTTGTATCTGCAAAATAAACATTCTGTTGTTTAAAATTAGTTTTTTCCTTTTCACCTTCGTTGTTTATAGCCAAATTCTGACCCATTCTGTGAATATTCCTGTCAATAACTGGTTTGTATGTTTTATAAACAGTGACCATCTTTTTTTCATAGTCCTGTTTCATTTTTTTCCATTTTTGAACGGATTCCATTGAACCGTCGAAAACAAATTCATCACTGCAGTCGAAATCATGGTCTGGGTCTGAATAATTATAAGGTACTTTTAATATTGCTTCCATAATTTTAATGATTTATATTACATTAATATATACACAATTTTAAAAAATTACAATTTTAATGTGGTTTTCTTTTATTTTCTTTAATTCTTTTTTTCTTATATCCTTCTCCTAAAAATTTATATAGTTCATCAAAAACTTTTTTTGGGTTATTTCTTATATCATATTCCCAAAGTCTCAATAATGGTATACCATGCAGTCCACACCACCTGTCTTTAACAAAATCAACAACTTTATTATGTTTCTGCATTGGATTTAATTTTCTTTCATTAACAACCCTTGGGTCTGAGTGGAACCAACTCCCATCTACCTCAATGCAAAAGCTTATGGGTGTGTTCTGTCCTTCCTGTTTTATACAAGTAATTCCATCCTTTTCTTCCATAATAAAATCAATATCATCATAACTTGTAATTGCAAAATCAAAAAATCTACCAATATCTTTTGCTTCATATTGATATATGTATTTTACACCTAATTTATCAAGAAATTCCCTTGCAAAATCAGCTTCAAGTTTAGATGTACCGTATTTTTGTTTCGCTGTACGTTTAATTATACGGCCTTTCGGACCCTTGACTAATTTTACTTTTCTTTCATTTTTAATTGGTATTGCGTTGGATTTTTTTATCGGTTGTGATTTCATTTTTCTGGATTTTTTTAAATAATTAGTCATTTTTTAAAAAGTAATATATTTATTATTATAATAAAAAGAAATTAAAGTACTTTAATAATATGAATACTAATGACAATACAAAACAACTCATTTCTGAAATGAAGGAGATGTTAAATCAAAAAAGTTCAAAAAAAATGACTTTGGAAAGTATCATTTGGGGCGAAGATGGCGAAGAAATGATGGGTCAACAGCCTCAGCCAGAACCTACACCAGAAGGTGGTATGCCAGCCGATGCACCTGCACAACCACAGGCACAACCACAGGCACAAGGCCAAGAAATGAATCCTGAACAAGAAGTTAATCCGTTGGATGAGGACCCAGAAGTTGCAAAATTAATTACCGATATTCGTGTTTCAACTCTTGAGGGTTTAAGAAAGCTTGCACAGACCCCAGAAAGTGCACAATATGAATTATTGAAAAAAATATTCTTGTTAGTTGATAAAGCCGTTGAGGATAAAGTTAACCCAGAAAAATAATTTTCAATATATTTATAATAGAATAAAAATTAAAACTATAATAGAATATGTCTGATTTGTTAATTAAAGCTCCTGTAACTTATGAGTTATTGAGAAAAAATAGATTTTTGCTTAGATTCCCTTCTGATTTAGGAATTCAGGAATGGTGGGTTCTTAATTGTTCACGTCCTGGTATCACCCAGACATCAGTTGAAATTCCTTTCTTGAACACCAGTAACTATGTTATCGGTCGTTACAACTGGGAAGAAATTAACGTCACGCTTCGTGACCCAATCGGACCATCAGCTTCACAAGCTGTTATGGAATGGGTACGTTTACACTCAGAATCAGCAACTGGCCGTCAGGGTTATGCTGTTGCATATAAGAGAGACCTTATCCTTGAAATGCTTGACCCAACTGGTACTGCAGTTTCACAGTGGATTATTAAAGAAGCTATGATTACCTCTGCAAAATTCAGTGAATTAGATTACAGTGGTGATGATGTTGCAACCATCGACCTTACCTTACGTCCATTCTACTGTATATTGGCATACTAGAACTACTTGATTTTCAGTAATTTATATAATAAAAGCCTCATTTCTAGTGAGGCTTTTCTGTTAGGTAACTGTTTATATTATTTATTATTTTTATTTTCCTCGTTAATTTTAAATACAATATAAGACGGAATAAAATATGTTATTTCTGCCTCAAAATCAAAATTAGTTCCATGCTCATTTGGAAGTAATGCTGTAAGTAGATTTAATTCATCATTTGTTAAAACAAAATCATGTTTATTTATTTGTGTAATCGGTTTATTAGCAAATTTTTTATATTCAACCAATCGTAATAATATATTATTATATTTAATCATTGACTTGGGAATATATTTGTTTACTGTTTCTATTACATCTCTAAATGTAACCGTATTCAACATATCAAACAATTTCTCTGTCTTAACTACTGAATATAATTTTTTACCTGTAAGTTTTTCTCCTGTATAAATAAGTCTAATAATTGGGAAAATTATTATTTCAAAAACATCTGACCAATTTTTATCTTTATTCTCAAGTAAGAACAAAGCCATACATTCAAATCCCTCTATTACGTTCTTCTCTGTTTTTGAATTCGGTTTAATCCCTTGTACCAACCCCAATCTTCTCCATCTATATGTAACATCATTCTTTATCTTAGGATTTTTCATTTTTTCCTCATAAGATATTGATAAAACTTTACCAAGATTTGTTTCGCTTTTCCTAATATTATCTTCCCATATAGGAGTTACTGTATCATATTCCAATTTATTTTTCATTTTTACAAAAATATTTTTTAATATTATAATAATAAATATACAAAAATAAAAAAATATTTCAAAATTAAACCTCTGAAATAACCAGAACTTTTTTCTTTATTGGACGTGTTGATTTTTTTTATTCTTAATTATTATATTATTAATATAATGAAATTAAAATAATTTTTTATGGTAGACGATAAAACAAAAGAAAATTTAAATAAACCATCCTCAGATAAGGATGTGTTAAAAAGATGGAAAAAAATAGGATTCCTACAAGGTCTTGATGGAGAAATGGAACTTAAAACAGCATGGGCCTTTGAAAATATGGCACTAACTTTAGTGTTGAGTGAAATTACTTACTCCAAGTGGTTTAAAGAAGTTATTTTTCCAATTATTCGTCGAACAATGAGTGAATATTATGAAAAGCATAACGAAGTTAAGGTAATTGAAACAAATGATTATTTCGAATTCTTCAAAAGCCACACATTATCTGATATAATCAACAACGATTATTGGAATTATGATAGCAACTATAAAGAAACTAAAGAAAATATTATTGAGACAAAACACATTTTCAGCAAAATTTTCGAAGTTATTGATGAAAATACAAAATTAATTGATTTTAATTTTTATGAAATTGATATGAATGATATTAACGAAAGATTAGAAAAAGAAAATCCAGAAAATGCAATTCATCCCGAAGACAAATATAATGAAAGACGTTATTCATGTATAACAATAGATGTTGACGCTTTGTTTGTTGCTATGATTACCGAAATCATCATTAAAGAATTGTTTGAAAAATAAACAATATATGAAGTAAGCAATATATAAAATTAAAAAAGCCCTACATTTCTGTAGGGCTTTTGTTTTATCTTTGGAATATCGATTAATTCCACTGTACTCCGCTAGGGGATATGCTTAAGGTGATATCAGATTCTGAATAAAATAAATTATCTTTAGTATATAAACCATTAAATTTTTCATTTACTAAATAATCATCATTATAATCTTCTTTTAAACAATAATAGATTGTTTTTATATTATTTTTATCTAAAATTTTACGTTTTTTTATGTCTCTAATTAATGTTTTTCGGTGTATATCTTCAGCACGAGTTTTATTTCTTCTATCAAACGCTGGATAAAAATGTTGTCCACCCTGACACTCGATTGCAATTTTCAAATCAGGTAAATAAAAATCAACCCTCATTCTACCTAATATACCATCTATACTACATTCATTAATGAATTTTATATTATTTTTCTTTAATATTGAATTTATATCATTCTCCAAATGTGACATATCACAACCAGGACACCCTTGTCCTTGTAAATGTGCATACGGTAACTGCCAAAATTCACCGTGCTCTGGACATATTATACAAACTTTAGTCTTAGCGTTTACATATTCAACTTTACTATAATCATATTTTCCTTTATGCCTTCTGTTTGATTTATCAATCCATTCTTCCGTTGTTGGTTTATATACTTTTGAGCATTTTGGACATTTTTGACCTTGTATATGGCCGTTAGGTCTTTGCCAAAATTCTCCATGCTCGGGACATATTATGCACACAGGTGTCTGACTATCTATGTATTCAACTTTACTGTAATCGTATTTATCGCCATGTGTTTTCCTGGCTTTTTCAATAAAAACATCTTTAGTGAATCTTTGTAAATCTGCCATTCTTTTTTTACCACATTTAGGACATCCTTGACAACTTAAATGGTCATGTGGGGTCTGCCAGAATTCACCGTGTTCTGGGCATATAATACATACTTTTGTATTATTATTTATATATTCAACCTTTGAATAATCATATTTATCACCATGTACCTTCCTGGCTTTTTCTATAAATTCAATTGTGTTTGATTTACAATTTTTTGAACATTTAGGACAATTCTGACCTTGTAAATGCTTACTTGGCGACATCCAGAATTCACTATGTTCTGGACATATTATGCACACTTTTGTTCTAGAATCTATATATTCGACTTTTGAGTAGTCATATTTATCACCATGAATTTTTCTTGCTTTTTCTATGAATCCATTAACACCATCATTTTTCTTTTCTCCTCTTTTTTTATATGAACATTTAATACATTCAGAACCACTTAAATGTCCATTAGGTGTTTGCCAAAACTCGCCGTGTTCTGGACAGATTATACATACTTTATTAAAAGTACCAGTATATTTAACTTTTGAATAATCATATTTATCACCATGTACTTTTTTTGCTCGTTTAATAAATTCTTCTGTGTTCATAATAATACATTTGTTATATATATAAATATACAGAAAAATTAAAAAAGTATCAAATAAAAATAAAAAAAATAAGGTTCCAATTAGAAACCTTATTTTATAAAAATTTAATTTATTTAAGCTTTAGTCCCAAATAACGGAATTTGGTGTAATTGAGAGAGTTATATCGATTACTTCAAGAATCTGAGTAGGTTTGATGTGGATGATTGCTGGAAGTTCAAGTCTGTCTCTTGCTTCTGCACTATCATCAACCTCAATGTAATAATCGTAGATACCACGATTTGATTTAATGCCATCAAGTACTGAACTTACACTGCTCTTGAATGAGTCAACAACCGTCTTGTCATTAGGGTCGAAAATCAAACCAATACAAGCATTCTGTAACAAATTCTTCAAGCGGATAAGAAGTCTTCTCTTAGAAATTCTGTTCATGATACCTTCATGTACCTGCAAGTTCCTGTCACCCCAAATCTTATCACCTTCCTTAGCGAATGAATTAACAAAGTTAATTCTACCCTCTGAAAGAATGTCTTGCTCAGCAAGTTTAAGTTTACGTTTTGGTTCAACACCACTTACATCACCACGATTCCAACCAGCAGATGCAAACCATGGGAATTTAACATTGTCAGTGTAAGCCATGTTACGTACAACATCAAGTGTTACAGGCAAGTAGATGTACTGGTTGTTTGCACTGTCAAAATATTTTTCCCAAGGATAATATGTACAAGCATAGTTAGTATCAATGTCAGTTTCTTCAAGGTTGTAAACAGCATCCTGTGGAGTGTACATTTCACTCTTGCTGTCACCAGCACCGTAAGGTTTATCTGGAGTTGTTACAACGTAAAGTGAATCACCACGGTCTTCCTCAATGATATTAATAATGTCACTTACAAGTGAAGTCTGGTTAACGTAGTCGATACCTGGGGTTGCAAACAAGTTAATGTTTACAGTCTTTGGATTATCCAACTGTTTTACACCAGCGAGGTATGCATAGTAGTCTGAGTTGATAACCTTGGTCTCACCATCA